ACTTCCCATTGTGTAGCAGATGAATCTGATACATATGTTCCGTGAATTATATCCTGTTGAGCAAAACCAATACGATTAGTTTCAATCAAGTTAAGACGTAAAAAATAAGAATTACTGTTAGTCGCTGTTATAACACCTGTAGTGCCATTAAAGCCCACATCAGTTAATTGCTCAGTCTCATTATAATGACGAGCACCTTTGTAATAACGAATTCCCCCTGAAGGGTCAATTAGATCAGTTACTCTTGGAGAAAGACCAGTACCTCTACCTTGTATAATGCGGAACTTTTGATTCAGCGCATCAGTAGATGTAGTGATTACAGCTCCAAATGCATCAACAAGGGCAACTTCACCAGCAGCCATTCCTGTTATGTTAGTAGCTGATGTATAGGCTTGGTCGCCTCCAATCATTACTGAACGTATGTTTTTATTAGTAAACATAGTATTTATTATTTATATTAATTAAACATTTATTTATTCCGCTCGTTCGCCTAACTGTGCGTGTGTTTGGCTTCGAGGTTCTTGTTGGTTCTCCAACGCTGTTGTAACTGCTATATTGACTATCTCTCTATGTGTCATAGAGTTTAGTTCTGATGTCACACCACCATCAATATCTATATCAGTTAATTGTTTTATGTATCTTAAATTATAATTTGTAATAGTGTATTCACCATTAGTTATAACTTCATGTCTAGCTTGACCATTTAAAGGAGTAGCCTCTAATCGCCAAAGTTTATTAGAACTTGGTTTTTTAAAAGGATTCTCATTGTTCCCAAAATAAGTGTCTTGTGTAACAGGAACTACTTTTTTTTGTTTACCACAGTTATCAGAGGTTTGTACCCATTCTACTGTAGTTAACCAATGGTTAGAAGGTAAGTCAAAAATAATACTATTAGTAGATATAACATCTGTTTGATCTGCTGAAATAACACATTGTGATTGTCTACCAATTGCAGCTAAATCTTTACGGCGTTTTTCAGTTTCCTCAAACCCTTCCTGATATTTATTACCCATAGGATGATAGTGTTGCTTAACAAACATCTCTTGTGCTTCGCTAAGAAATTGACTTATCTCTGAGTTAATAAATCCAGGAGCGGCAAAGTTAGCTACTTTATCGTAGCCAACTAAGAACTCCGTTTTCAATTCTGCTGCTGTCATTATTTAGAACCTTCTATTTGACTTTTAATCTTCATATACATATCACTGTTAATTCCATTAGGATCTAACTCCGTTATGATTTGTGTAATACTATACACATCATCAGGTTCACCAGCAATTGCATATTTATTTTTTCCTGTCTTTGCAATAGCACCTACTTCTAAAGCATCTTCAATAAAGCATCTCATATCAAAATTATCATCTTTGATAATTTGAATAAACTTATTAGGGTTTAATTCAACTACTTTTTTAACCTCTGCTTTTAAGAAGTCAGTTTTTGCATTTTTAGGTACAGATTTCTCTGAGTAAATTTTCAAAACATTACGCATTTTATTATGGCTGTTTTGAATAGCACCAAATTCCATCCACACTGACTGCATTAATTCAGCCTCTCGTGCTTCTGTTGCCACTTCGTGATCTACATCTACCATCATCCATCTTGCTGAAGGGATATTTAATCTATCCTCAAATGAAGGAGCAATAAGCTCTTTATTTGTTAGCAAAACTTTATACCTAATATATTGGTCAGGGTCAGATAAATCTAAAAGAGTTTCATCTTTGTCTAGCTTTACATAATAGCGTGACCAAAAGTTTTCTTTGGGTGCTTTGTAAATACTTAGGTCACCTTCTTTTTTAGCTAATTTTTTTTCTAAAAAGAGAGCTTCATCATCCGTTAAGGGATTCATTAGTTGACCAGTTTGACCATTTCTAGGTATTGATAAAGGCATTGATGTGCCTGTAAACATAAATTCTCCATCGTGCCCTTTACCTAACCATGAGCTTCGACGAATAATTGGCAACACTTTTACTTTGCGGTTTGGTAAGCTAAAAGTATCGTTCTTCTCCATTGTATCCATTTTGTTTCTTTTTTAAAACCTTCCTGCATTATTATACAGGAAGGTTAATTATTATTTATTAATATACTACTCCTACTTCAGAAAGTAAGTTAGGAATTAAAGCTGCACAACGTGTTGGGTCAGTTACCTTAGCACCACAAGTTGTCATACGGTGGAATTCATATCCATCCACACTATGAGCTGCCATTGACATTTTAGCGTCTGGAGAATACGGGTTACGTAGTCCAGGAATATATGCCATTACCTCTCCGTTACTTTTAGCTAAACATTTCTGAATGTTAGCTTCACCATTAGATGTACCTACATCCAAGATGTCATAACGATAAGATTCAGCCAAACCTCCGTCTGGGTGATAAATCTTATTACGAGTTGGGTTGTCATTCATTGGCTCGTGAGAAAGGGTTACTTTCACACCTTGAGGTCCCATGAATTCAAGGAATTGTCCTTTATAGCCAAGAGTATTACCCTTACCACTATAAACACGCTCTGTTACTTGTAACGGAGTATACAATGCACTGTAATCTTCTAGAGACTCAGAGAATTGATACATACCCCACTCTCCTGTACGGAAGATAAACTCACGTTCATCACGAGTAAGACGGTTTACAGAAAGGTCAAGTAAAATAGTTGTCATCCAACGAATATCAAACGTATTGTAATACGCTGTGTTAGAAGATTCCATTTGTTGACGAATACCAGCACCCTGCTTAATTTCGTATCCTGATTTACCCTTAGCAGTATATGTTCCATCTTCATTACGGTTAGAAACAGCAAACATCAAAAGACGAGATTTCATCTCTTTAAACTGTTGCTCAAACTCCCAGTCTGCATATTGCATCCAAGTAGATTTTGTTTCTAAACCACTATCACCCATTACTTGCCAGCTAAATGCAACTGGTTTAGCAATCATGTTACCTGGACGTACGTCTTGCATACGGATCGAGGTAAAAGTGTTAATCATAGAGAACGGAGAAGTGTAGTTAACTTCACCACCTTTAACAGATAGTGTGCGTTCTACAATACTGAAGTCACGAGAGAATTTCTTACCTGCAACTAATTCACCATAAGGAACAAACAACGTGCTGTCTTTAGTGAGTAATTCGCATTCGTAATGAACTTCAGTACCAACCTGAGCTGGTGCATCTATAATACGAATTTGGTAACGCTCATTCTTTTCACCAACAATTACGTCAGTATCTGAGAAAAAGTCCTCGTTAAATACAAGAGTAAATCTTGCACCAGCTAAACCAGCCTGACTAGCAGACGTTATAGCTGTACCATCAATTTCAGCACGCACAATAGGAATATTCTTACGTGAGTGCCCTTGAAGCCTCCAACGGAAGTCTTCGTCTGAATCGAAATATTTAACTCCAAACTGAGATAGGAAAGTATCCAAGTCCATACCAGAATTGATCTGATGCAACATTGTGACCAAATCTGATGCTTCTTGTACGTCAATTCCGTAAATAGAAGCAATGTGGTTTTCCGTGGTCAATCCAGACCAGTCTGTTGGTAAATATTCCTGTAAAGGAAATGTTGTCATTTTATTTTGTTTTTATCGTTTATTTAAATCTTGTTTCAGTTGATTAAACGAAGCAAGAATATCTTTTGAGGTTTTGTTACCTTCTTCTGGTGAATATACTGGTGATCTACCACTAGTAGGTGCAGAAGTACTTAACGCTTTCTCTAAATCTTTAACCGCTTGTGATTTAGCTGAGGAGATTAAACCATCCCACTTATCATCAAAAACACCTAGCTCATTAAGATAATGTAATTTAATCTCAAAGCTAACGGGATCTTTTTGTCTTTTAACAGCGACTGCATTCATAGGTGCTCCTGTATTAGGGTCTTTTGAAACTGCTGTTGTAATACTTTTAAATAATTTTTCTTTAGTATTATCATTAAGAGGTTTACCAGGAACTATTTCGTTTGTAGAATAAACCTTCTCTTTAAGACCTTCTATCTGTGCTTTAGCTGAATCAGAATATTGTTGTCTTGCAACATCGGCCTCTTGTTTTAGTCTTTCTTTTGTTGAAACATAGTTATCTTGTAACTTGGTAGCATAAGAATTAGCCTTGTCAGATAACTTACTAGTGTCTTCAAAGTATTCAATCTGGTCTTCTATATCTTGTTCCGACATATCAGTACTTTCAGATAAGTACATTTTAATAGCTTGTTTTTGCAAATCAACATTATCCTCTAATTTGTGTGGGACAAAGTCTTTTATATTTGCTTTTTTAGCAACTTCTTTAACAGTATTGAAATCAACACCTTTATCTAGCATGTCAATAAACTCCCTAGTCTCTGGTGTATATCTAGATAAATCTTCATTCCTACGTTGATCTACATTGTATTTAATTGCATTTTCAATACCTTTTGTAAAATCATCAATTGAATCAAAATTTAAATCTTCTGTTATTTCGTCGAAAAAAATACCCTGCTCCTTTAGAACATTAGCAAATGAAGCAAATGGAGAAGAAGCGTCTTTAGTTTCTTTGGGAGCAGGGATTTTTGTTCCTTCAGGTTGCACTTCTACTGGTCTAGCACTTGCGTTGCTAATTGTAAATGGTTTTTTTAATAAGTCTACGTCACCTTCATCAGGTACAATAGGCTCTTCAGTTTTTATTTCTTCTACTACAGGAGGTTCTGGTTGTGCTTTAGGGATTTCAAATGCTTTTGATGTATCTCCTAAAATCAACTTGTCTAAACCGAGTCCTGTATTGCTTCCATTATCACTCATTTTTTACAAATTTATAAATTTTTATTAATATAGCTAAGTAATTTCTAACAATTGTTGTTAGATAATTTTTACAATTATCGCACTTTAGTTAGATGTTTTATTTGGAGAATTAGCCGCTCTAGCTTTAATTGCTAATTCTTTAACTGCCACTCTTTCTTTAAGTGCCATCTCTCTTTGAGCAATATACTCTTTAAGTGTAAGCTCTTTATTGGCAATATCTTTTTTAGTTTTTGCTTCTTTATCTGCAATTAATTGCTTAGTTTTAGATTCTTCAGCTTTTAACTTAATATCAGAAGCTAACTTTTTCTTAGTTTCTTGCTCCTCTAGTCTACGTTTTTTAGAAGACTCTTCTCTAGAGATTTTAATTTTATTATCAATCTCTTTACGTTTTAATTCTAACTGAGCTAATGAGTCACGTTCTTTCATACGTATATTTTCACTAATCTCTTTTTCTTTAAGAAGTAATTCTTTTTCTTTAATCTTTTCTTCGTTACGTTGTTTAGCTTCAACTAAAAACATATCATTAGCCTTATCACCAGAATCTACTTGAGACTGTAAAATAAGAGTCATTCTATCCTCTTCACCTTTAGCACGTATTTCATCTAGACGAGCAGCTTGTTCATCTTCTCTGTTCTCAATTTGCATTTGAGCCATTTTCTCTTGAGAAGCTTGTTGTTGTTCTGCTAGTTTTTGTTCATGCTCTTTTTGAGCCTGCTCTGCTTCTTGCATTTGTTGCATTTTACGCTCTTCAGCATCTTCAATAGATTTTGCCATATCCGTAAGATTATTAGCGGAGAAAACTTTAATAACATCTGCAAAGTTAAGCTTTTCATTCTGTAGACCTGCATGAGCAAGTTGTTTAAGAGACTGTTCAAATTCAGCATCTTTACCAGAATTATTAATAAAGATTGTAAAGTCTTCTTCTGCTATTTTAGAACCATCTATACGTAACATCTTTGTAGACATATCATCTAAGACATACGAAACACGTTTATCTGTTTCTTCTCTAAAACAATACTTAGCTGTTTCTAATAACATCTCTAGAACACGTAGCTTAACGTATTCATGTGTTCTAAACCAAGGTTCCGTAATATGTGAAGATTGTGTAACAGAACGTTCCACATTTCCAACAAGTTCACGTTGTTCAATTTGCCCCTGACGCTGGCTAGACACACCAGATATATTTCCTAATTGTTGCTCTATATAAGACAACATCTGAATATTAGATTGGATATAGTTTCCAATACTATCATCAGATAATATTTTACCACCTACTGTATTCATGTTACCAGCTAAGGTTCCTTGAGATGAACCTTTCTTAGATTCATTAAAAGGGTCCATTAATGCATAGCCCATTACTTCAGCATAGTATAACCATTTATCTAGTTCCCAATCATCTGGTATCATACCAGCATTGATTTCCATAATTGGTCCTTTGTATTTAGCAAATGCTAACTCTGTACGATACATGAATATGTTATACAGATACTGATAAGGTTTCATTTGGTCGTATAAACTACGAGCACGAGAACTGTTAATATTGTAAGCTGTTCCAACATAACCTGAACGACATTTACTAAGGTTGTTTAAAGAACGAAATTGTACTGGACGAGGCTGTATTTTAACATACAAATCTTTACCAATACGTGTACCTTCCCAATATTCATTAACCCATAACCAGCTAATTGTTTCTCCTATCTCAGCATCTACTGGATGGTTTTCATCAACAATTGTTTCTTGTTGGTCACCCATTTGGTCAAAATAACTAAGCTTACCAATTTTTCTACGTGACTTCCATACAACACGAGTAACTCTAATGTTACCAGCTTCATCCCAGTGACCACCAAATCTATTACGAGAATCTTTCGTATCTATAGCAATAGGTTCATCTAAAAATGTAGAAGCATGTAAAGTGGGGAAAAAGTTTTTATAATTAAGAGTATCTCCTGTACCTCTTGCTCCACCAGTAGTTTTATCTCTACCTTCTAATTCTATTATATCGGAAGGTTTTAAAAACTCATAAAATTCATCAACAACTGATCCAACAGGCATATAAGAGTCCTCTATGATAATATCTGCATCATCAATATAAGGAGATTCTCCTGTACCATATGTAAAAACATTTAATGGATTACATTTAGTTACAGATGGTTGACCAGCAACTATGTCTACTCTATAGATTTCTTCTGATGCAATAAGAGCATCTTCGAATCCTTTTGAAAACTTTTCTTGTAATCCTTGTTCTTTCCAGAAAAAAGAAAGAATATCAGAAGCCATTTTTTCTCTATAATCTTGATAAGAGTATTTGAACTTCTTTTGAATATCTTGAAGTTTAATTTTAAGCTGTTCTTCATTCAGCTCTTTGTTTTCTTGAGCAATAGACTCTTGAACATACTGTAAAAGTTCTTGCTTTTGTTTTTCTTCTTTTTCGTTTTGAGTATGTGGATTTGATGACCTACATCTCCACTCAAACTTACGTTTCATTTCTTCACCAAGAAGAAGCTTAATTTTAGGATTTGCTAAAGGATAGTTTTGCATTGTAGCTGGAAAACTAGACATTTCTAATCCCATTGGACTACATATCTTCTCAACATCTTTAATGTCTATAATATCATTAGCTAAATCGTAGTTCTTCTTTTTATTATAGTAACTTTGTCTTACTTCATAATTAGAAAATAATGTTAAACTTTCAGCACCCTCAATACAAGACACAGCCCAGTCTTTAGATTTAGCTGCTGTTGCTTTCTTTTGGGAAGGGAACTTAGAATCTTTTGTTGATGGTTGATATATTCTTTCTATCATCTTTTGAGTTGGTCAATCTTACAAAATTAATACATTAAAACTTACATATCAATTTATAAAGAATAATTAGTTTGTTTTATTTTATCTACCTATAGCTCTTTTAAAATCTTTTTTTGGGTCATAACTTTTAGTTTTAAACCCTCCTACTTGATTATCCCACTTTTTAAATATATTTTCTACAGGATTTTCTATAAGTGCTGTCTGTTTATATCTTTGTTCTTTGTATACCATAACCATACCTAATGCTGATACACGGTCAAAGTTAGCTTCGTCATTCCATCTTATAAGTTCTTCATGCAAACCTCTTGATCTTATAGTGTCTACATTAAGCATATTTTCTCTAGCATATGCTGGTTCTAACAACCATTCTTTAATAAGGTTACGTGCCCATACGTTTACCGCTATGTTACCAGGAGTACCATAAGCTTTGTTACCAACATTAGCAGTTTTTACCATTCCTTGATCTCTCAAGATTTTAGGAGTTTCTGCTAGAAGATAAGTACAGTTCATATTTGTAAAATACTGAAACAAACCTTTTTTGTTGTTTTCATAATTACATTTAGCATTATAAAACAGTAAAAGCTTTCTTAGATTTTCATAATACTGTCTAGCTGTTTCATGTCTACCTGTATATTCAGCAACAATTCTACCTGTTAAACGATTAAATATAAAACAAGATTGTAGCGAACCTTCAAAACTGTCATCATCAACAGGGTCACACCCTGCTATATAAATACCAGAAGGTACTGTTTCGTCTATGTTTTTAACAGGCATTTCGAATATCTCAACACATCCCTCACCCATTTTACTAGCTTTGTGAGGCCAGTCTGTAATAGGTTTATCATCTGTATTTTTCCAGATAATCTCATCATCTTTAATAACACACTGTCCTGACCATGCAGAATTTAACAACGTATCATTAGACAATAAGTTCTCCTGAGCCATTTTAAGCTCTGTTAAAGGAAAGAACGTTCCTTCCATAGAGAAGAAGACCTCTGATGGCTTAATAGGTCTGTTAATGACCTCTGATGCGTATTTAATTTTATTCTTTTTTAATGACTCTCTTTCCCTCTCTAAATACGACAATGCTTTAACCTCATCCGTTACAAAGTTAGCAGTACGTTTAAAGCCGTTAAGAGTTAAGTAAGAAGGTACAAAGTATCCTATATCACCACGACCTTCCCATTCGTCATTAAAACATAAACAATTATAGTCTTTAGGATTATAAAATATGTTACGTGCGTGCATAGCAGCAGCTCCTTTAAACAAACCACCTGTACCAAACATGTATATAGTACCAAATTGTCTGTTACCCTCAGCTACACATTCTTTCATTGCCCCAAGAGCTTCTTCAATATTGTCCATAAACCCAGTCTCCTCAATGTAAATTAAAGAAGGACGTGTTCCGTTTGCTGCTAATGGATCGTCTTTAAATGTTCTATGGTGTATTTTAGATTGTGATATATCAGAAACTAATGACTTACCTGACATAAGTGAACCATGATACTTTATATCTAATGGGCTAGGATAATCTTCTCCAGCAAATTTAACAGAACCTGGAAGATTTGCCATACCCAATCTAAACTTACTGAGTAAATCAGTAGAGTATTTAGAGTCAATTGCGCCAACTAATGTTTGAGTAGTAAGTGGTTTATCGTTTGGATTATTAGAACTACGTTTTTTTAAGTAAATATCATAATCTGTAGCACCATCAAATAAGAAGTTGTGACCAATGTTGCCTCCTGCAAAATAAGACTTACCTCCACCACGGGCCTCAAGGTCAATAACGTTTTTTGCTTCATTATGAAATAAAGCCTTACCTTTACTTTCATCATGTTTCATTCTAAGATATTGCCTAGCAGGAATATATTTTTTATCTAAATCTTCTTTACGGCAATAACCATTTTCAATGTATAACTCTAATAACTCTTTTTCTATTAATTCTTTCTTATCTCTAACAGTTTCATTAGCTGTATATTTACTATCATTTTCAAAACCAGAAAAACCTCTAGCTTCAACCATGATGTAACCTTTTTCCCATTCTAAATCACGGAACCACGGTCTACCAATAGTCTTACCTAAAGATTCTTTTGACTCTACTTCGATATTCCAAAAATTGACATAAAAATAAAGAACTCCAGGACACCATCTACCATCATGCCAATAGCCTTCGATACATCGTTTCTTTTGTTCTTTCCACCAAGAGATTCTTTCAAATCTTTCAGTGATAGGATTAAAATATGGCACATCCACCATAAAATCCTTATTATTTACATCGTTAATTTTTATCATTACTCTTGTCCTGTTACAAGTATTTCACCATTGTTTAACTCAGTATATGTGAATGGTCCAAGAAATAAATTAGGTATTGAAAAATCAAAACAATTTTCTATACTATCTGGAGTATTTATAATTAAAGCAAAACCCTTATCTGTTCTTACATATATATCGTCATTAAAATAAACTTTCATAGTGACAACGTTCGTTCCATTACAAGGGGGTTGCCATCCTGGGTTATCTATTGTGCTATCAAGATTGTATGTTTGAAACACTAAAAAATCACCACCTGTCTGAATAAGTTCATCCTCGAAATACCATTCTATTAAATCAGGATTGGTAAGGTTTACAGTTTCTGAACCACACTCACGCCTTACTATTACACTCCATCCAAGATTATCTCCTGAAACATCATTAATAAAATTATTCCATGCAGGGATAATTTTTATTGGGTCACCTAAATCATAAGATTGCCCATAAGCAGTTAAAAAATTAGATAAATCATCTTGGTCGTAAAAAACACCATATCTTTGTATAAATATATTTAAATCAGAAGTAGCAACTAAACCATCAGCATCAAAATCCCATTTACATGGTTCTGTTGATACTTTTTCCATTAATCTAGCAATCTGTACTTGTGATATTAATATGTCTTTTTTAACTAACTCTCTGTGTGCTACTTCAACTAATGTTTTATCTTTTTCTGGTATTAAATCATTAGGTGTCTTAGTACACGATAGTAATGTTAAAAATATTAGGGGGAGAATATATTTTTTCATATTTAATTGTCTTTATATTTCATTTGAATCAGTCAGTGAAAGCAGTTTATTTCCTGCTCCTCTTTTTTGTTTATCATTCTCTTCATCAAAGTCTTTTTTAATTTTTGAATAATCATTATAAAACTTAGGTGTTTTTTCAAGTAATTTATCTAAGTTTACTATTAAGTCAATATTTTTAGTGTCTAAAGCTTCTATATAAAATTTCTTAATCTCTCTATCTCTTAATGACATTATTTCATTCCATGTTACTAAGCTTTTTTTAGCCTGAGTAAGTACCATGTTTTTATAGAAATCCATTTCATCTGAGTATTGTTCCCATTCAAAATTTTCATCACCAAGAAAATCCTTAGCTAAATAATATGCCTTATCTTCATCAGTAAGGTTATGATATATATTATCATCATTAGGATCTAGTCTAAACGCAATTGCCCACATAATCTGAGATGTTTTCTTGTGATTACGAGTTCTATCATTTTTATACATTGACTTAAAAGGACCCAGCATTCTAAATTGTGGATTAACTTGCCAAAAGTTTTGTTTTTCGTCAAATACGTTTATTACACTCATATTTATTGTGATGTTTTATAATTCTTAATAACGGATAAAGGAGATGCCTACATTTAGGACATCTCCAATATTGATAACCGTTATCCGCTTTTTCCTCAACCAATTATTTAATTTTATTATACTCCTGTCCTCGCGACAGCATAGCAACATCAAGGTCTGTTAATTTATTCTTAACAACACACTCAGTAGTCAGTAGTAAACCTGCCACAGAAACTGCATTTTCCAATGCTACCCTTGTTACTTTAGCTGGATCAACTACACCATGTGTTATAAGATCTTGAAATTGGTCAGTTCTAAAATTATAACCATTTCCAGATTCTCTAAAAACATGAATTATATTATCACTAACTTTACCAGCATTTTCACATATTGTTTTAAAAGGTTCTTCTATGGAATCAAATATAATTTTATAACCTATTTCCATATCTTTGGTTAATACCTCTTTACTACTAACACTATATGCTGCTCCTAAATATGTAAAACCACCACCTGGAACAATACCTTCTTCCATTGCAGATTTAACAGCACGAATACCATCATCAAAACGATCTTTCTTTTCTTTAACTTCTACTTCAGAAAAACCACCTACTTTAAGAACAGCTACACCACCAGATAAAGTTGCAATACGTGATGTAAATCTTGATTTAACTTGCCCATTCTCTTCTAAATCACGATGTGCCTCAACCTCTTTAATCCTTTTATCAACAACTTCTTTAGAACCTGCTCCATTAAGAATTATACTACCTGTTCTATCTACTATAATCTTCTCAGCAGAACCTAGGTATTGAGCAGGTTTAGTTATTAAGTGGAAAGGTCTACCATATGTATCACCAGCAAGAGTACTCCCAGTGGATACTGCCATATCTTCAAGTAAAGCTGCACGTTGTCCTGCAAACCCTGGTGCTGATATAACACACACTTTCAAACCTCTTTGCTGCTTATTAGCCAATAAAACATGGAGTGCTTCTCCTACCATTTCTTCACATACGATAAAAAGATACCTGTTTTCTTTTCTTGCATATTCAATGAACTTTGCAATAACATTAACACTAGATATCTTTTCGTTAGTAATTAAAATAAGTGGGTTCTCCATTTCTACTGATTGCTTCTCTTTATCTGTTATAAAATAAGGAGATATATAACCAGAATCATATTTCTGACCATTAACAACAGTGTAGAAAGTTTCATGTGTATTAGAATCTTCTACTGTAACCAATCCTGCCTGTCCAACAGTACCAATAATATCAGCAATCATATTTCCCATATCTTCATCACCGTTAACAGAAATTGTAGCAACTTCTGCTAAATTAGTAACAGGTACTGCAATACTTTTAATATAACTAGTAACATCTACTACTGCTTTATCCATACCTCGTTTCAAGTCAATAGGATTAACATTTTCAGTAATAGCATCCATACCTTTATTAAAGATTGCCTGTGCTAGTACTGTAGCAGTAGTTGTTCCATCACCAGCATCCCATGCTGTTTTAGATGCTACATTCTTTACCATCGTAGCACCCATATTAGCAGTACGATCTTCTAATTGTATTTCTTGAGCTACAGTAACACCATCTTTAGTAATGTGTGGTGTTGTGTAATTCTTGTCAATAATAACATTCCGTCCCTTTGGTCCTAATGTTAC